CCTCGAAACATTGCTCAAGAGCGACCCAGATGAGTATGCACGTCTGCTCCGACAAGACCCAGATCGGTATCTAATTACCGGTACGACGTATCGGGCTCCAAATCATCCTTCTATAGTGTTTGAGAGGCGCTTCCTCCCAGAGAACGGCGACCCACACATGATATATGTCTTTGAGTCGAGTGATGGTAAACAAGTTATTCTCAAGATGCCGGATCTAAAGTATATCCGCCCCCGCCCCCGCGGCGGACGGCGTCGGCGTTCAACCTCCAAACGGTTGGCAAGGAAGAAGTCGCATACACGTCGCCGCCGGTATCGTAAGTAAACATGTCGCTCGAAGTCGTACTCGGCCCGATGTTTGCGGGAAAGACGTCCTATGCCCTCAGCCTTGCTCGAAAGTACACGGCTAACAACTTGCGGGTGTTGGTGGTCAAACACACACTCGATACCCGGTCTATCAATGTCAATGAGATTACGACGCACGACGGAGATTCGTTCCCGTGTTATACCACGAACACGCTGAATGGGTTGTCTGCGGACTTTCTCTCCTCCTTTTCAATTGTCATTGTCGATGAGACCCAGTTCTTTCAGGGGCTGATTCCATTCGTGGAGTTTGTAGTGGATACTCTGGGCAAGACCCTGGTACTGAGTGGGCTATCGGGCGATTCCGATCGTCGTCCATTTGGCGAGTTTCTCAGCGTGATTCCGTTAGCCGACAAGATTACACAGCTTTCGAGTCTGTGTATCTGCGGACAACCTGCACACTTTACCCGGAGGCTGCGGACAGGATATGGGCAAATCGCCATTGGTGGGGCTGATCTGTACGTTCCGCAGTGCAGGACATGCCATGTTTACAGGTAGAAGTATTCGCGCGGAACCGTCTGAAACAGATCAGGCTTCCCAGTGTTGAATGCAGCGATCGACTGCTCATCGGGACCTTCCACTGCGATCGGCCACATGAGCGTATCCCGACGAACCCCGAGAATCGGATCGAACATCACCCAGTCCGTAATAAAGTGCGATTGGTAAGGACCCGATACATCGTCTACCTCAAACATCTTACAGAACTTGGCTGCCCATTCCCGGGTAATCATGTAACACTGTGCGCCCCATGGATTGGATACGCCTACGTTACGAATGAGAATGTGACCATTCGTATGGTAGTGCTGACCTCCTGGAATGTTGATGTACCCCAAGGACAGAATATCCGTATTCCCCTCCATCATATGCGGAATCAATGCATCGACAATCTCGTTGAAGGCTTTGTGAAACCTCACATCGTCTTCAATGATGATGCCCAGCGGCTCCCCGGAATCCACCAGACGCTGCATACACCGGATGTGCCCAAGAGTTGCTGCGAATCCAGTGGGGTAGGATGTATCTCGTGCGAAACACGTGGCTCCACGGCGCACCACCTCCGGATCATCCTTGAGTGGAGACTGAACCAGTTCAATGTCGAGGTTCAGCGGGGCTGCGGCAGCCTTGAGACGTTCACCGCGCCCGGCGTCGCAGTTCACCGCGTAGATGCGCATTTTTTAAGGTCGTCGTCATGTGTGTAGATTCTTGCCGAAGAAATTTTGTTGCTGAGTATCATACAAGCAACATGGGTGGTGGTCTTCTTCAGCTCGTCAGCTACGGTGCGCAGGACATCTACATCAGCGGCAACCCCCAGATCACGTTCTGGAAGGTGCTGTTCAAGCGCCACACGAACTTCGCGATGGAGTCCATTGAGGTGACGTTCAACGGCCAGGCGGACTTCAACAAGCGCGTGACGGCGATCATCAACCGTAACGCCGACCTGATGTTCCGCTCGTACATCCAGGTGGTTCTCCCGGCGGTGCAGATTGACGGTGCGGCCAACTCGGGTGCCACCACGGGCTCGGGTAACAACCCGCAGATCAACCGTTTCCGTTGGCTCAACTACATCGGCCACCGCATGATCAAGACGGTTGAGCTCGAGATTGGCGGTCAGCGCATCGACCGCCAGTACGGCGACTGGATGCAGATCTGGACGCAGCTGACGCAGGATCTGGGCACGGTCACGGCGCTCGATGAGATGGTTGGCAACACGCACGACCTCGTGCTGATGAAGGACCGTCGTGGCTACCAGCTGGATGTCTCCTGCGCTGGTTCTGAGCTGACGAACTCGTGCGCCCCCCGCGCGGGTACCCCGGCGCGTACGCTGTACATCCCGCTGCAGTTCTGGTTCTGCCGCAACCCGGGTCTCGCGATCCCGCTGATCGCCCTCCAGTACCACGAGGTGCGCATCAACGTGGAGTTCGAGCAGTGGATCAACTGCTGCTACTATGAGCTCGCGTCGACTGCGTCTGCCCCGACGGCGATCCAGTCCCTGACGGCTGCGTCGCTGTACATCGACTACATCTACCTGGACACGGAGGAGCGCCGCCGCTTCGCCCAGCAGACGCACGAGTACCTCATCGAGCAGCTGCAGTTCACGGGCGCCGAGTCGATCACGTCGAGCTCGAACAAGATCCAGCTCAACTTCAACCACCCGGTGAAGGAGCTCGTGTGGGTCGTCCAGCGCGACTCGTTCGTGGACTGCTCGTTCCCTCCTCCCACGTTCATCGCCGAGGTCAACGGGTGCCAGCCGTTCAACTACTCCGATGACTTCAGCACGGAGGGTGTGATCATGGACGTTCTCGCCCGTGGCTCCCTGGGCGGCGGCAACATCTCCCTCGGTGTGCCTACCCTGATCGCCGACGGCTCCTCTGGCCCGTACCTCCCGGGTCTCGGTGTCGCGGTCGGCCCGTCCCTGGTGGGTGCGTCGTGGCTCGACTCCAACTTCGCGGGTGGTAACGACCAGGTCTACCTCTTTGAGGACACGACCAACTACCTCCTCGCGAAGGTCATCCTCAACTCCGGCACTCGCTGCACAGGCAAGACGCCGACTGAGGTCGCCAAGCTGCAGCTCAACGGACAGGATCGCTTCACGGAGCGCGAGGGACGCTACTTCGCGTACGTGCAGCCGTACCAGCACCACACGCGTACGCCCACGGCCCCGGGTATCTGCGTGTACTCCTTCGCGCTCAAGCCGGAGGAGCACCAGCCGTCCGGTACGTGCAACTTCTCGCGCATCGACAAGGCCACGCTCCAGCTCACGGTGTCCGTGAACACGGTCCGCTCGGGCCGCACGGCCCAGGTGCGCGTCTACGCCGTCAACTACAACGTGCTCCGCGTGATGAGCGGCATGGGTGGCCTGGCGTACTCCAACTAGAGACCTCCGAAACCACGAAGAAGAACCAAACACAAAACCACAAATAAGGGTAGAAAGCTACCTATATTTGTGGTGTAAATTGGATGCGAATTTCCGTTGGTCACTCGTGTTTATGAATGATGAACTGGGTCTGATCAATTTCGAACTCGTAACCAAGTCGTCGTCTGCCTTCTAGGACAGCGGTATACGTTCCATACTTGCTCCAAATGGGTCCACCCCAATTACGTTGAATATTTCCGTCCTTATCGTGCTCAGCAGGATCCGTGCTATATACATCATCGCCTGTCAGATACCCTCCGATCTTCACCTTCGGATACCAAAGCATAATGTCATTCAAAACAAACTTGTAGTCATGATTGCCGTCGATATAGACAAAATCAAGAGACTCGTTTACGAACATGGACACCGCCTCCGATGATGTCATGCGGAGAAACTCCACACGATCGCCGAACTGGGCAAACCTCTGTTTCACAGTGTTGAACTTCTCATCAAATTGCTGCTGCGTAAGCGTGTTCATGGCATCCGGATATTCCCCGCTCGGGAAACGCCGATACGGATCTACGCAATATAGCTTCTTACACGTGGTGTTCTTGAGAATCTCCCATGAATAATCGCCTTCCCACGTCCCGATCTCCACGCATACAGAGTTAGGTGGAATCTTGCGAAAGGACGGCCACTGGTCGTTCTTCATTTATACTGCATATCTGATCCGATGTAAATTGTTACATCTATTAAAACCAGCCGTTAAATTTGATATCTGAATGATGTGTACGGATCTTCCTTTTATCAAGGAATAGAATCTTTGATTCAGGCTTCACTGTTGTATAGGATTCTGCAACTGCGAACGGGACACGAAAGACAGTCGAGGGCTTATGATGATACAGGTACCAGTTCAAATGGCTCTCGTCGTGCCACATCGCCATCACTCGCCTGTTCATATCATCTTGGATACGACCGGCCAATAGAGTTGATATATGCATAAAGTGATTCTGATGCCCCCCAAAGAACCCACCACAGAAATAGGTCTCAACATTCATGGGTACACATGCACGAGATGCGGGGTTCTTCTCCGTGGATTCATGTTGATTGGGCAATGGATGTTCCGTCCCTGCAAACCATTGAGGCAAGAATGAATTGTCAAGTTCACCGATGAACTCAGAATCTACGTCGACATAGAAACTATAATCCACATTCAGCTTCATCGACGAGAAGTATTCGAAACGCTTAAGGGTCACGAGTGGCCAGGGTTCGTGATGTATGGATCTGAAGTGGAACTCAATGGTTGGATGTGTCTGTTCAAGGTGTTTCACAGCATTCATGTCATCGGAATAGATGACGATATGGCGTCGGAGGGCAGGGAAGAAGTACTTCTTTGCGCTCTTGACGATACGATCGAGGAACTGTGTGTACTTGTTGGTTGCGATCAAGTGTAACGCAACATCGGTTAGTTCGAACTTCGTATAGAAATTGTTATGATCAGGTGGGTTGAACTTGTCGGACTGAAAGAAGGATGGCTTCTTGTTTGCCAGAATCTTGAAGTTTGGTTGCATACGCGCGATCGCAACATCGGTGTGACCGACTACCGTCTTCAACCGCTCAATCACAGCCTGTTTGTATGCCTTTGAGATGTAGAGAATCGCATGTGTTCCAAGCATGTTGTGGATGCGGTCTTGCGTGTGGGTATACTTCGAATAGACCGCGAATCCTTGGTTGACATTGAGCGTTGGGTGTCCTGCGCACAGACTCACTCCGAAGTAGATTGCATCGGCATCCTCAACAAGCTCGAATTCATCTACACCCGTGAACTCAACGTCGTCTTCGAGGAGGAGGATAGGCTCATCTAGATATCTGGTCAAGATCTCGATATTCGCATTCGCGAGACAGCGCGGATACCCTTCGGTGCCTGACTTGAAATGAACAACATCCTTGAACCCAAGTTCATCAAGCATGGTGTCCATATGGACCTTCCGTGCGTGATACTTTTCATTGTGGTCTGGGCAGATATACACGACCTTTAGGTCCTGAATCCGCATTATACACTCAATCGATATCATTATGAATGGAAAAACCGACGTAGTCATCGCGACGCATGACCCTGTACTTGTAGTATAAGAACGTCAGAATCGACTGATCGTGGCGATGGTTTGAGCGGTTTGCTCCCAGAGGAAGAATCGCGTTCTTGTCCAGTGCAAACGACTTCCACTCAGCTACGAACCCATCGGCCGATCCCTTGAGAAATCCAATACACGCAGCATTGCGCATGTCGAAGCCGTACCACTGCCTCGGGACGCCCATCGTTGCCAGTGCGATTGGATGGGTCCAAGTGGACAGTGTCCCCGATGATGTAGGTGTATAGACACCGGCAGCACGAACACAGTTCTCAAGTGCGACCGGGTCCATTACCTTGTTCCCGGCGTCGCACCAGATCAAGACTCCATCAATCTCAGCGAAGACGTCAGATATGATGATCGGCTTCCAAGCATATGCACCTGCATCCTGAGCAGACAACGAGACGTGAGGAGGGTAATGGTGAAATGGAAATGTTCGATAGATAACCTCGAATGTTGAACGGATGTGGTCCCCTTCTCCAGATGTAAGACCAAGATCGTAGACAAATACTCGTTGACCTCGGAGGGTTTCAAGCAGCTGACACAGTGACTTGAAGTGATTGCTACTTGCAGCCGTAACAAACGTAGGCATTGCAATGACTACTCGATTCCACGAAAATAGTTATGTCCACCTCTATATGCCTTCTCGATAAAGTAGATGTATGACTCCGGGACAATCTGAGAGACACCTTCTGCAGTTCCAAACGGGAACTCGAATGTAAGTGAAGGCGGGTTCTGGAAAAGATACCGGTTCAGATGGGATTCATCGTGCCAAATAGCAATATGCATTCTTGACATGTCTGTTCCCACGCAGTCGCGGATATCGTAAGCCATCTTGATAAAGTCCTCGCTTTTCCCTCCGAAGAAGCCTCCATAAAAGTATCGATTGTTCGAACCCTTCGGAATGTAAGCAGTCGAGATCGGGTCGCGTTCGGGATATCCGGGCCCAGTGTGGTGCATTGGGTGAATCGTTCCGAACATTCCATGGTCGGGAAGTGTCCAATCAAGGGTTCGGACGAACACAGCGTCGACATCCATGTAGAAGCAGTAGTCCGCCTCCTTCAACCGGTCTTCTGTTTCGAGAAAATAATGAAATCGCTTCAAGGTGACAAGTGGCCACTGTTCGTGAGGAATCGCATGTTTCTCGATGTTGAGCGACGGAAACTCCAAGGATGGGAGATCGAGGTTTGTGTGTACGATCACGCGACGCTCGGCCGACGGAAAGAAATGCATATTCACCGATGCAAGGATTGTGGGAACAAACGTCATATAACGGTTTGTTGCAATGATGTTCAACAGGACTTTCATTATTTCAACACGTGCATATACTTTCTAAGCGACACCGCGTAGATACATATGCCCCCCGCGTTTGTCCTTCTCAATGAACCATACACATGTGTCTTGTGTTGGATGGGATACTCCCTCGACTGCAACAAAGGGGTAATCAAATTGGTATGTGGGTGGGTTCTGATACAAGTATTTGTTCATTTGTGATTCATCCCACCATGTTGCAATGAACCCCCATGAAAGATCCATTTCCACCCGGTTTTTCAGCTCCTTCGACATTGCGATAAAGTCGCTTGAGGCTCCTCCCCAAAATCCACCGTAATAATAGGTATTGGCCATGCTTTCTGGCATATACGCTGAACTTCGCGGGTTCCGCTCAGGAGTCCCGGGACCACCGCGGAAAACAGGGTGTATCGTTGCAAACATTCCGCTCATGGGGAGTATGGGCTCAAGTGTATTTACCAAGACAGAATCTACGTCCATGTAAAAGCAGTAGTCCATCGTAGAGAGTTCAGACTCTACCCGAAGGAAGTAGTCGAACCGCTTTGTCGTTACGAGAGGCCATCCCTCGTGTGGGATCTTTACATGATGGAGTATGAGGCCATTCTGGGCGGTGATGTTAGAAATGTCAACGTCAGTATAGATGAAGATATGGCGTTCTTCTTTAGGGAAGAAATGGAGATCAATCGACTTCACTACATCGGGGATGAACACTGCATATCGATTGGTCGCGATGATATTTATTGCAACCTTCATTACTACACTAGACTACGTGTTTCCGGCTTGGGAAACGACGTGGCTCGTGCGAGGAATCCATCCTTTTCCTTGCTACGACGTTGATCCAAATACGCTTGAACATGAGCGGTTCTGGGCTTTCGAGTAGAACCCCATGCAAGAGGTGCATTGAACTCGACGGGGAAGAATGCAGTTCTCCAGCCCTTCTGCGCCCAGGCACGTGCAAATAGGTCATGTTCGTCGTCACCGAGGACATAGTGTTCCTCATCCAGCCAGTTCAACTCTTCGACCATTGATCTTCTCAATGCAAGAGGTCCTCGGTTCACTGTATGTGACAAGTAGATCGTATTAGCGGGATATGAGCGATGAGGTTGTTCAACGAGACGCCCGAGTTTCCCTACGCCCGATTCTGGTCCACTAAGAGTATGACAGCATCGCCCAGAGACTGCAATCAAATCCGGGAATACTTCGAGTGGACGACATAGTAACTCATTATACCCAGGAGTGGTCATCTCCATATCTGCTTGAATCTCGATGATATACTCTCCCTTCGCAACTTTGAATCCCTGGTTGTCGCATGACGTCTCAAAGAGACCAGTTGGGTTTACGATCACCGTGACCGGACAGTTGAATGGAAATGCGCGTACAATTGATTCGCTATCGTCCGTGCATCCATCAACGATTACGATCAATTCGAACGTTCCAGATGTATTTCTTACGAGATTGCTGAAAACCCGGCTCAAGATTGATGACTGGTTGTGGACTGGCATGACTAGGCTGAACTTGGGGATCATTGTTCTCCCAATCCCGTGGTATGTGAAAGTCTGCACCAATGTGGCGGACATGCCCCGATGGGTCACCGAGTGTCATACTGTAATACCCAGCTTCGCGATATGTTGTGTTTATAGGGTATTCTCCGGAATACTCGCGCCCCTTGTGTTGGATCTTTCCGCACTTGAGCGTATACGGGTGGAATAGATAACACGTCTCGGTCCGCCGTAGGCCCGGATTGAACGTAATACCTCCCCATACATGAAGCTTGCCTGTATCGTCAACATACGTGAAGTCGCGCTTCATCTCATAGTAACCTCTATTCAGCGAATCATACGTAACCGGATGACCACTGCTGTCGTTATGTGCGCGCATCCAAACCGTGAAGATCTTCTCATTTGGATTTTCGTCGAATACCTGTTTTGATTTCTCAATGAAACCCGGCTTCGTGAACTCCCAGTCCTCTTCGCAGTGAAAGATCCACTTTGTGCGAACATACGAATACATCTTCTCGATTGACTGTACCTGGCCAATATTCTTAGCGTTGTAGATCAGGCGGATGTTAAGCTGGGGATATTTGAGGCCGACGGCATCGTTACACCCTATGACTCCAGAATCGTCAATGATATACGTCTCTTTGATTGGATAGATATTCATCTTTACAAAGGATTCGAGCGTCTTATCGAGTAGATGTGCCCGGTTACATGACGTTATTGTCATAGTCACTTCATCCGAGCTCTCGATACAGTTTCGCTTGACGACTTCTATGATCTCTCTGTTTTGTTCCCAGAGACGCCTATCTTCTATGACGTTAATGTCCAATCCATCGAAGTAAGCCCTATCACGCACGAGCCCGTTTGTAGGGAAATGGTTATTCACATCTCCACGCATCGCTTTCACGGTCATAAAGAAATTCAGGGACTGTAGTGCATAATGATTAACCAATAGAACTGACTGCTCGTGGTGAGTGCTTCCGGTTACCTCATGTGAATGAACGTTGAACTTCACAAGCGAATCGCCCTTGAAGATGCTCTTATATGAGTAATAAGTCTTCGTTGTATCCATCGGTGCACACATGCGAAACCCCTCAACTACAGAATGCGGCTGATACACGTGACCACTGCTTCCGAAATAAACCCAGTTCGCTAGAATCTGACTGTGATCGTTATACCGCTCAATGACAGACTTCAGTTCCATGGTCTCTGGGCTATATAGGAACTCGTCGAGATCGACCAGCGCAACCCATTTTGATGAGCTAAGGATTGGGCGAAAATACTTCTCACAGATCATCATTTGACGACCACCCTCGTTCGTTACGATATCATTGTCCATGACAACGACTAGGTCTCCAAACGTCTTCGTGATCTCCGCAAATCCATCTGTGCTGAAGTCGTTGACGAGGTATATGCGGTCTACTCCCCGAACTAGATAATGCCTGATCCACTCATCGAGGATATGTGCCTCGTTCTTGAACACTGCACATACGATGAGGTCATGCATTTATAGGTATGACTGTTTTCAGTTCAATCTACTTGAACGACTGTTAATCCGGGATAGTAATACCCATTACTATAGATCGATGCATCGTTATACCATCTCGACGGGACGGTAATACGTCTGTTAGGGTTGATGAACCCGGCCCACCAAGAAAATGTAGAGTTCGCGCAAATACCTCCTGTACAACCCGAAAGAGTTGCTAGCGTATCGACTTCGGTTTGCCCTGATACTTCTACATTGATTCCTTTCAGAAATCGTTTGGTGAGTGCGTAGTTGATATCATTTGTGCAGAGTAAAAACACTGTATCTACGGGGAACAGTTTGATCGCTCTCTCGTAATATGCATCTAGGTTCACATTATGAGATGCGTGTAACAGGTAATCTCCTCCTCTGATATGGAGGAATACTCGCGGATCCGTTACGCGTGGTAGCATTAATCTAGGGACAAACTCTTGGTCAATGTAATCAGCGTGATGGAAGCAGCCCGAAAGACAAAGAATTTGCTCTGTTGAGTGTAGCCCAACCGGTTCCTGCGACTTGTTTGGATGAATGTCCAATACTCTTGGTGTTCCGGGCATAACTGTCCAATTTCTAAGAATGGATTGGAAGTAGTCCTCCTTTGAATGGATCGTTTCCTTCTCGATGAGACCGTCATATAGGACGAGGGTTCGACCTGTCTTCCGAGCGAAGTGTTCTGCGACTGCGAGTTGAAACAGCCTATTACCTAGACCACCGCCGATACGAGCGGTGATCATTTAGACATGTTTTGTTGGGATAACCGTAAATCCTTAATCTCGTTTATGTCAAGTCGATCGAAATATGCTCGATCTCGCACCCAACCATGCGTCTGAAAGTTGTTATCACAATCACCACGAGTCGCCTTGACTCGCATGAAGAAATCGAGCGATTGTAACGGGTAATGGTTGATGATGAGATCAGCATACGAACCTTCCTCTGAATGAAGATGGAAACTTCTACCACCCACAGTGTGTTTATGAACGCCAAACGCCTTGAGTGCCGATGTGCGGACTAATGATTTGTATGAATAATATGTCTTTGTCGCATCCATGCGGGCTCGCATCTGAAACCCGTCTACAACGGATGGCGGCTGATGGATATTACCACTGCTTCCAAAGTGAAGCCAGTCAACCGTGATCTGATCGTAATCTTTACATTTGTTCAGGATACCCGGGATATCCATGGTAACAGGGCTGTATAGAAACTCGTCCATGTCCAGAATCGCCATCCATACTGTCGTAGTCAATACAGGTCGCAAATACTTTTCATAGATCATGATCTGTCGTCCAAACTGTGTCGTTTCAACGTCGTTGTGGAACAGTGTAATTCTATCAGCGAATGGTTTCAATACAGACTCATATTCGTCTGTGCTATGATCATTGATAAGGTAGAAGTGGTCTACTCCACGAGCTAGGTAATGGCGTATCCACTCGTCGAGGATATGTGCCTCGTTCTTGAAGACAGTGCAGACGGATAATGTATACATTGTATCATGCTTAGTATAAATGCCCCATACTTTCACGAAGGAAGGTGTGCAATATGTCTTTGCCGATATGCCGAACAAAACATCTGAAGAGTGGTTAGGTAAGCACTTTCCATCATGGGAGCCGGAAACGTTCGCTGCATTCAAACGAGTTCAAGATCGAGAGAAAACGTGCATAGATATTGGCGCATGGATCGGAACAACCGCCGTTTGGTTATCAAGTCATTTCAAACGGGTAGTATGTGTAGAGGCTGATCCAGACTCGGTCGTAACTCTGAAAGAGACTCTTCGTCTTTCAGAGTGTAACAATGTTGATGTCTGTGACCGCGTAATGCATAATTCACTTACCAAGGTTCGATTCGGTGGATTCACGAATGATCTGAATACGTCCATGTCGCATATTAAGATGGACGCAGATCAATCCTTCGCCACAGACAGCCTTGTCGATACCATAACTCTTTCCGCGCTCTGTAGCACATTTTCGGTGTCGGCAGATGATATTGGGTTTATCAAGTGCGATATCGAAGGCGGGGAAGAGCTCGTATTGGAAGACATTCTTTCACTGGCCGCACACCGTCGGTTCCCGGTTTACATATCATTTCACGTTCCATGGTGGAGAAACCGGGACGTTGGTCGGTTTGCTCATGCTATTGTCAACTGGCCGGGTAAGATTCTCGAGAACGATATTCAGATAAAGGATCCTATACGGTTATTACAGGCTGAAGGCGGATTCACATCGTTATTGTTTTGTTTTTAAGAACACAGTTGAACACAGCGCCTTCCTGCGATGGGATAGCAACTACGAGATCAAACGCAGTCGTCAGTAATGCATTCTTCGCCCGAATTAACCCCTCACTAGGACTCGTTCGGTGATATGCGTAAAACAAGTATTTCGCATTGACCAGAACAGTGTCAAAATAGAACTTGAACGTGTCGTATGAGAACTCGCTTAGACTGTGTGCTCCGATCACAACATCAGCAGGTTGGAGTCTAGACGTGTCGTTAGACGAAACAATGTCATACACACTATCCGGAATAGACCACTGCGTTAGACACCAGCGCTGAAGTCTACCAACATGGTCCAGATCAACGATACTCCACTTTTCGAATGACTGAAGAGAGTAGTTCAAGCGCAGCCAATTTCCATACCCGCCGCCGATTTCAACTATATGGCGTATCGGGATCGGGATATGCTTGAAAAGAACGATCGACATCATGCAGTGTCGGCTGTCTAGGTTGTTATACGACGCATTCTCGGATGGAAATCCACCATCATAGCCTAAGAGTTTCTTCCCGATGTTCGCATGTAAATAGCGCGAATACATGTCTGCATCAAGTCGCTTGGCGATCTCGATTGCTTCGGTATCCGGTGGCGCATCTCCATTATGAATGAATCCGTAGATATCGTTGTTTGAGAGAAATGACTTGAAAAGCTCGGTCTCATCGTTCGCAGCCGTCCAATTCGTATACTCGGTTTTCGACTTGTCAAATACGTGCGTAAAACACCCACTCATACTATAGAGTCGTTGTTCTACCTTAAAGTTCTGTCCAGCTGTCAACGATCTTCGCCGGATACGCAGAATATAGCTCCGCTAACGGGTTGCGCAGAACAACCGGAGTCGCCCCGCAGAAAATTGCCTCCCACACCCGATGCGTATCCATCCCCGTCCCCTCTGGACACAGTACGTACTTCGACCGACACAGGTCATCGTAGTATTGTTCTTGCGTTCGTCCACCCCTGATCACCGCTCGAGGATCGTCCTTGAAGGCGTTATAGCAGTCCAATCGTTTCTGGACATTTGTGTTAACGGAAAAGTTCATGTAAATCTCGATATCACGGGGGACATCTGGCCGTTTGAAATTGGCTACAAAGTCCAGCGCCGCGTCTGGGAACCCGAGAGGAATCGTGGTCAGCTTCGGGTGCTTCACGGTGGTGTTGATGGCGTAGATATGCATCGCAGTGGGAAGCAATGCGGCCAACTTTCCTTCGTCAAACGGCTGATCCGAGTTGTGGATGACATATATGTGTTTCCACTTGTAGACGGAGAGTGAACGTACAAACGAGTAGACTAGGTCGCCGTTAATGAATACGCGATCACCCGTGTTCCCATCTTTGGCTGAATATGTTCGCTGCCCGGGGTACCTCGGGTCGACAATCCATCGACAAGTCGATGCGAAGGTTTTACCCGACAACATTACTGTTCCTCAAGATAAGATGAACGTCTTCTCGTTCTGCTTATACGGAGGATACAACTCCCGATATTACCCGGGGATGATTGAGAACATTCAGTTGGTTCATAAGCACTTCCCGGGTTGGTTTGTGTTCGTATACACTGGGTCCGACGTGACGCCCGACATGATGGCGAAGCTTCGCGACGCACCGTATGTCGTCGTGAAGCCCACGGGCAAGACGGGGATTGAGAACATGATTGACCGGTTCACTGCGATCGACGAGCCCGATGTCAATGTGATGTTTGTACGCGACGCCGATTCCCGCGTCCACTGGCGTGACCGCTGGGCCATTGTGGACTTCATGAACTCCTCGCAGTTTATGGCGCACACCATTCGTGACCATAAGGAGCATTCGGCATCTCTCATGGGCGGACTGTGGGCTCTGCGCAAGTCTGCGGGAATCAACATCCGCGAGGAATACGAAGCCTACAAACTCAACCCCGAAGACCGGGGTATCGCGTTAGACCAGAACTTTCTTAGCGTCAAGATCTACCCGAAGGTGAAGCACAACATCTTGGTGCATCACGGCGGCGGACCCACGAACCGGTTCGAGACTGTGCGGACATTCCCCACACCTTGGACGGAGAGTTTGTACTGCGGTCAAGTCGAGAAACCAGGGTTCAGTGAAGAGGAACCCAGACGGCCACCGCCCTTCCGCTTGAAACTTTCTAGGTAAGTGATAATGAAGACTCAACGTGCTATCGGTTCTCGGCGCTGCGTTTGGAACGGAACGGCCCACCACACGCCGGGTGGCCTGACCAGGAGTGATCTGAAGATGAACAAGCACGGCCGCATCGTCTCGAAGAAGCGCTCCGCGAATGCCACACGGCGCAAGTAGACGCCTATCACACATGTTCCCCGAGTAGAAACAGACCCACAATTACCAACCCAAGACCAACGTACTGTTCTGGTTTCGTCAACCGGTCGCCCAGAACAAGATACGCTGCAAGGCTTTCGATAACAGTTGACATACCGTCCCACATACCGTTCACGTACAAGAGGTTGTGTGTCCGAAGACACTTGATCAGATAGAACAGGATGCCCAGGTATCCGACAATGCCTCCTGCAAGAAAGACAGGCTTATTGGTTTGAGCGTACCATCTCGCATTGAAGTCGCCGAAGACCTCGACGGCTGACAGGATGACGATATCCTGGACACTCATGCCTTATATTCATAGGTTTTTTTAAGCAGTGTAGATAATGGATCCGGGCACAGCTGGAATACTCGTGGCGGAAGGTGCAGCTCTCGCTGCAGTCCTGGCCGCCTACTCACTCGGCAGGGAACCTAGTGCCGCAACTCCTGACAAAAGTGCAGTCCCGCCTCCTGAGGCTCCGGCTGCTGCAGCTCCGGCGGCTGCGGCTCCGGGGTCAGCGGCCGCAACCGTGACTGTACCTGACTCCACCGAGGATCCCACAATTGAGGCAGACGGTGCTGTTGTTGAGGCGAAGGCTGCAGTACAGGCAAAGAAAGACGAGTACAACCTAGCCAAGATTACCCGAGAGAAGACCCTGAACACTGAAATGAATGCCGAATTCCCACCACTAGGTCGAAACCCCGACGAAGCAACTGCAACGTATAACGAACGTAAAAGCCGAGCAGAAAAGGCAAAAGAACTCTGGGTGGCTGAAAAACGTCATGGATTCATGTTGGAGGATCGGAGGTTCACGGCTGAAATAGCCACCTTACAGAAAGACCTCGACACCAATAGGGCGGCGGCTGTCAACGCCAAGGACAATGCCAAGGCCACTGCCGAGGAGAAAGCTAAGGCGACGGCAACGACTATCCCCACACAGCCACTAGGTGCATTACCTGCAAACACACTGCGTGACAATGCAGGGGCTGCGGCTGCGGCTGCGCCCGGTGAGGGTAAGCTGGGCGTAGAGAGCCCCCCTGGGCTCCCATTGCCAACGGAAATAGAGAAGAAGACGTTCAGGGATGCCGTTGAGTTGGCGATGACAAACAAGTTCGAGAATCTCCAACCTGCGATTGATCTCGCCGACAAAACGCCCTCGCTTCTTGCGGATACATACGACGGTGACCCTTTCTTAGTGTACTTCATGAAGAAGCTCATTCATGCCGCCGTCCAGAACAAGCTACGGTGGCGTGTCAATGTCATCACGGACCGGGCGGCAGCAAAGGAAGCTGCAGTAAAAAAGGCGATTGCCAGTACGGGGCGTGGGCGTATCCGCACCCCCCGTCGGATCCGCGGAGGTGCATGGACTACTGAAGTACGGGCGCTCATATTAAAGACCCTGAACATCCTCAAGGAAAGGGGCGAAGCGAACCCCAAGGAACTCACGCCAATCATGACTGCGTTTCTGCTTCTGGTCGCAGACTATGGTGAGTCGAACTTGGATATCTACAACAACCTTGTGGACATCTTCACAACGTTCATTGATTACAAGGGCTATGCAGATAGGTGGCGGACTTACCTACTGAGAATGAACAGCCCTGACCGGAAGTTAGTTGCGAACGTCATGTTCGGTACGGCGCTTGAAGTCGCCAACGTCAACGCGCTCAATCCGTATTTCTTCTGGGCGAGGAGTGGGCTGCAAAACAGCTGGGGCGATGCAGTTGCTGCGAAACCTTTTACAATTGACCCCGCCAAACTAACAGAGCGTAAGAAGGTTACGGCTCAGGGTCCTGAGAACGCCACCACCGAGACCTTCAACCCCGCCGCGAAGACGGTGCTTGACAAGATCAAAAACGCGACAGAGGGGGAGAAGACGGTGGAGAAAGAAAGACAGGCAGAACAGGCGGCCCAGGGTGCAATAAGGGCAGTCAATGCTGCGTGGGTAGCGGCAGATGCAGCAGATGAAGCTAAAAAGGCGGAACGAATGGATGTAGTTAAGGCTGCGCTGGAGAATGCTGTGAAGGCAAAGGCGGAGGCTGGAGTAGAGGGTGCAACCAAAGCGCAGATAGATAATCTGAGAAAGATCCCGGATGTTCCTGCGGGTAACGCCGGAGCCGGTGATGCAGCAGGTCAGGCAGCGGCGGCGGCGGCGGCTGCGGTTCCGGGTGCGGGTGTGGGCCTGTTAGTAGCGGCGCCTCCACCTCAGCTGACGTTAACCGACGACGAGAAGGCGGAAATCAGGGATGTATACGATGCCCTTCTAAGGGCGTATGGATCTGCAGATCCGGGCCTTTCAGCCGGAGGCATTGGAAGTTGGCAGGCAGATACCGACAGGAAGATAGGTGATGCCACACGCAACGGACAACCAAACCTTGCAACCGCGTTAACTCAACTCGCAGCCGCCGGGGGGACTGAAGGGACACCGACAGGTAAATCGATGATAGACGCATTTTCCACGGTTACAAAACAAGGTGTTAACGTCGAGAATCCATGGGCTAACATCGATGCGCGTAACAGTGAGGCGGCGACGACATCGATGGATGCGGCGGCGGCGGCGAATGCGGCAAGGGCAGAGGCGGTGGCAGAGGTGAACAGGGTGAAAGCAGACTTGGCGGGTGCCCAGGCGACAGCGCGGGAGGCAGTGGCGGCGGCGGCGAATGCGGCACG